CTATTGCTCCTTTAATGATGCACTGCCGAACGGCGTGCGCGATATTCGAGACATTTCATCCAGCAGCGACATTGCATCGGCATAGGCCCGCATGGCGCGCTGCTCGTCGATCTCGTCGGCCCCGAGGGTTTCGGCACACTCGCGGAGCTGGGACAGGGCGCGTGTCAGCTTGGCATCCAGGTTGTCGGTGTATTCGAGGTAATTGCGGGTCAGACTTCGCAGCGCCGCGATTTCCTGCGCCGCTTCCATTTCCCCGCTTTCGCGCAGGCGTTCGATCAGGTCAGCCATACACCGCGCCTCCGTCCTTGTGGTCGGGGTGGGCCTGGGCACATAGGGCTTCGTATCGCTCCTCGCCATATGCCTCATGCGCGTAAGTGGTCGGGAACGCGCCTCGGGTTCCTTTCTCCACCATGACGTAGTAGCAGGAGTACCCCGAGTCTTTCGAAGCCGGTATGCGCTTGGTCCAATAGTGCTTGGGCATGCCTAGCGGCCATTCGTAGCCATCAGCGCGCGCCTGCCGCATGAACTCGTGCGGATCGTGGTGGCCTCGGGACATGAGGATGTAGGTGTCCTCGCCTGCGCTTTCGATTTCCAGCGGATAGGTCTTAGGCATCGCTGCCTCCGTTCTTCCGCGCTCCCGGATGCGCGGACAGGGCGGCGCTCAGGTCTTTGCGCCACCAATACGCCCCGCGCTCGTCGGGATGACGGTCGCCAAAATGGACGCCGCGCAACGGGCCTTCGCCGAGCAGAAAGGCGAACACGGGATGATCCGCATCGCGCACCGCCTCGCTGGCCAGGGGCGCGACATCGAACAGCGCGACCAGGGCGTCGTAGGTACTGCGCACTTCGTCGCGGTAGGCAATGTTGTGCTCTGCCATGGCCCGAGCGTTACCGTAACGGTGAATCGCTTCGAGCACCGCCTGGCGGTCCGGCTGCGCCTCCCCGGCTACAGGGGCGCTTGCCAATGCCCGGCGCAGCAGGTTGACCGACTCGCAGACTCCGCGGTCATCGCCGTTGCAGCGCGCTACGAAATCGTCCAGCCAGTCCAGCGCGGCAGTGACTTCGGCGGATGCCACAGGGGCGCTTGCCAGGGCGGCGCGGCGGTGCATTTCGTCGTACATGAACTGAGCGGCGTTCCAGGTGGTAGCGCCGGGGATGCGGTTGCACAGGCCAACCACCTCGCTGATCGTGGCGTTACGGTCCCGCTCATCGGCTACAGGGGCGCGCAGCTTGGACAGCAGGGCGCGGAGGTTCGCTTTCTCGCGCTCGGCCGTTTCCAGCCCACTGCCGTTGTCGAATGGTCCACCGAGAAAAGCCCATGCTGAGGCGAATACCTGGGCTTGCTCCATAATGGCGTCGATTTCTTGGTCTGCCGTCAGCACGGCTTCCTGAGCCGGGGCGGGGGTGTTGGTGGTCATGCTGCCTTCCTCAAAAGAAGTTCGTGCGGGGCGTTGGCTTGGATCAGCGCAACGGCAGGCGGCGGGCTTACGCTGTTGCCGACCATGTGGACCTGCTGGGATTTCGTGAACACGCGCCCGTCGTGACCGTGCGTGATGATGTATTCGGGCGGGAAACCCTGCAGGTCGTACAGTTCGGCCGGCGTGAGCATGCGCAGGCGGATGTCCACGATCACGTAAGGCGTGCCCTGGATGTGGACGGTGACGAGCGCCAGGCGGTCGCGGGTGGTCAGCGTGCTGGCCGGTTCGCGCAGGTCGCCCCACTGGCCGCCCTCGCCGTAGTAGCGCATCAAGAACGCCGCTACCTGGAGGGCGCCAGCCTCGTCTTCAGGCGCCAAGTCGTACTGCACCAGGCCAAAGCGCGCAGCGCCTGCCAGGACGGTCGGCGCGGGGTCGCGCAAGTCCGAGCCGACGACGTTTTCGCTCATGGCGGTCAGGTGTGCGGCAACCAGACCATGGTGCTGGCCGCGCGCCGCGATGCCTGCCACGGGCTCGCTGGCATCGGTGCCGGTGCTATGCCGGCGCAGCGTCGTTAAGTGTGCAGTAATGAGCTGCTGCTGACTGCCGCTGTTCGTGATGGTCGACGCGGCCCGGCGCAGATCGTGAGCGGGTGTGGCGTTGTAGCCGCCGTTGGCCTGCACCATGAATGCCGTCGCGGCAGAGAAGCCGCCATTGCTGGCGGTCAGCGTGCCGACGGGGTCCGCCGAGTTGTTGCAGCCGTAGGACCAACGTCGCGCGCCCGGCTTGCCCTCGCCGTGGCCAGCCTGAACGAGGTACCCCGACGCGAGGGCGTGCTTGATGCCGCCGGCCGTGACCGTGCCCAAGGGCTGCTGCAAATCCAGCGCGCGGGGTGCCTGGCCTTCTCGCTCGCCGTACCCGGCCTGTACCAGGACAGGTGCGGACAGCATGAACTCGCCGCGGTGGGCGGCGGTAATGGTCTTGGCAGGCTCGCGCAGATCGTAGACGCGATCTGCGCCATGATGCGTCGCTGGCACCAGCGCCGGCGCCACTACAGCATGCGCGCCACCCCGGGGATTTGCTGTGATGGTGCTGATCGGCTGTCGCGCCGAGTGCGACCCGTCGCGGCTCCAGTTGGCGATTGGCACGACAAACGGATCTGCGCTGTCCAGGACGTATCGCTTCATGCCGCGCGCGATGCGGCGCATTGTGGCATCCGCCAGCGGCTTCTTTCGGCCGAAGATCGTCTTGCCCTCGATGCTCCAGTCAATGCCGTCCGCAGCTGGGCGCCAACCGCGCTGACCCTTGGCGGGCTTCTTGTTGTGCGTGGCGTCCGGCCAAGTGATCGGCAGGCCGTCGCGGCGCGCCATCATGAACAGGCGCGTGCGCGTCGTGCCAGCGCCATAGTCGGCAGCATTCAGTTCACGCCATTCGACGATGTAGCCGAAGCCGCGCAAGATCGCCACGAGACGATGCCAGTGCTTGCCCTGATGCTTGGGGTCGGGGACCAGGTACTGGCGATCCACCGGCACCCGCTCGCCAGGGTCCGCCACCCGATTCACCATGCGCCCGCTGGCGTCCGGCACCATGTCCAGCGTGACGACGCGGCCAGTGGCCGGGCAGCGCTTGGCGACCAGACGGCCCCACTTCAGGATCTGGACCACGTTCTCGAGGCTGATTATGTCGGGCGTGACGGTTCCGGCCCAGCGCACTGTCACCCATGCCAGCGCGCGGATGTTCTTGCGGCGCGGCTGGCCGCCCTTGGCCTGGCTGTGATCGGTGCAGTCGGGCGACAGGTGCAGCCAGCCGACCGGCATGCCGTCAGTAGCCTGGCGCGGGCAGACTTCCCACACGTCGGCGATGTAGTGCCGGGCTTGCGGGTGGTTCACCTCATGCATGCTCAGCGCGTCGGGGTTGTGGTTGATGGCGATGTGGACGTGCTGACCGGTGGCCTGCTCGTAGGCGGTTGACCAGCCGCCGCCGCCGGCGAAGATATCGACGACGACTTTGCGGTTCAGGCCGAGGACGTACTGAGGCGTCAGCATTCCGTGCTCCCCTCTTGTTGCTGAGAGGTCAATAACTCGCGGATGGACTCTTCCAGTTCCTCCCATTCGCACATCAAGTCAAAACCCAGAGGAGGGTAGTTCCAGGCGCCAGTGCTCGGATCTTTCGCGCCCTGATCCCGGTGATAGGCTTCAGCGCGCTTCTTCAACACGTCCGCGGCGGCGGTCACCCCGGCTGCGAATGCCTGATTCGCGACCAGCGCGAGCAGCTTGCTCCGAACCATGTCCTCCGTGATCTTGACCAGGTAGGCACCGGGCTCTTCCTGGAGGTGAGGGTAGTTTGCCCGGGACAACAACTGATGGCGTTCTGCATCGGTCAAGACGGACTGAATGGCCGCCGGAGCGGCATCGGCTCGGATGTTCATTGCACGAGCTCCAGTCGCGCTGGCGCTGCCGGCATCGTTTTGCGGACCCAGGCGGCGGTTCCGGCCAAGCGCTCACCCGCATTCGCAGAGCCTTCAGCCTGAGCCATCAGGACCGCGGCAACGCTGGTCAGCTTCATCAGGTAGTTCCCCATTTGGTCGCGGTCGGTCATGCGGCACGCAGTGAGGTATTCACCGACAAAACGCCGTGCCAGCGCTTCGGCTTCAGCAGGGGCGGCGGGGCGGCGGTGATCGCTTTTCTCGGTCGGCATGTTGTTTTCCTCGGTGGAAGTGCTGTTGGCACGCTGACCGAAGACGCCGGCGAGCATGGCCTCGTGCATCTGTTCGGTCTTGCAGGTGGAGCAGAGGGCGGGGCCGCCGCATTTGGCGCGGGCGCCATCCGCGCGCGGGACAACCCAGCCATGGGAGGTATCGGATTTCATACGCGTTTCTCCAGTTCGGCTCGAATCTGTGTCTGCCGCAAAAGGTCGATCTGATCGTCGGGGTCGGCCATGGACATGGCGCGGCGAAGGGTAGGCATTGCGGTGCCCAGGTTGCGCAGCGTGCGCTCCTGAATGGGAACCATGTACTTGAGCGCGATGTGCAACTCGCGCAGAGGGTCCAGAGGCAGGGTTTCGCCATGCCGGACGCACCACATTTCGAAATGCCAGATCACGCCCTCGATCGCGCCGGCGGCTTCGTACCAGCAGCCGTCCCCGGCCTGGAACTGGGGAATGCCCTTTGCATCCGCGTGGACAGTGCCGTCCCGGTTGATCTGGTCGATGATTGCCTCCACCGGCCGAAGGACCGGATCGGTGGCGACGATCATCGGTGCGCGGACGGCGCGCGGGGTGTAGCGCTTGTTCCGGGCCTTGCGAGCCCTGCGATGTGGGTTGCTCATGCGGTTCTCCCTTCGGTGTCGGTGCCCAGCACCCAGCGCAGCGCCTTGGCGTATTCGCCCTCGGCGGCCGGAAGCGCGGCGAGAATCTGGGTGCGAGTCTTGATGCGGGGTGCGTTGCCCATCAGGCGCGCTTGCCGTCGAGACCGTTCGTGCGGCTTCGCGTCCTTTGCCGCATCCACCAGTGCAGCGATCTTGGCGCGCTGCTCAACGGGGGAGAGCTTCGCCAGTGCCTTGGCGATCGTCAGGGTGATCTGGCCAGATTCGATGGCGTCCTGAACCACTTTCGGACTTTCCAGCAGGGCGAGCGTGTCTCGCACGGTGGCGATAGAGCAGTTGTAGATGACCGCGATCTGGTCTTCGCCGCGGCCAAGCGCCAGGTGGCGGCGCATCTTCTCGGCGCGTCCCAAAGGGGTGTCAGCGGTGCGGGCCTCGTTTTCACTGGCGATGGCATCCAGCGCCATCTGCCGCTTGCCGGCGTAGACGACAGCCGGAACCTGCCGCGCCGGCTCGCCGCGAGCGCGCCGCCACTCATTTGCCAGGCGAGCGGCCTTGACGCGTTGTCGTCCGAAAACCACTTCTGTTTCGCCCGTCTCCGGGTTCTTGGATACCGCGACAGGTTCCAGCACGCCCTGGTAGTCGATGTTGCGGGCCATCGCCTCGTCCACCGGAAGATGCACGCGGTGGTCATAGAGCGGGCTGGTTTCGTCCGTGACCAGGACCAGCTTGGCCGGATCGAAGTTGAGCAGGTTGCTTTGGCCGTCCGCGCCATAGACGTCTTTGGATTTTTTCGCCATGTCGTGTCCTGGTTGTCAGATTTTCTTTTCGCCGCCGAGCGCTTCAACCAGCTCGGAAAGCATCTTGGCCAGTTCGCCCGTCATGAGGACCATGTCCGAGTCGAACTTCTCGTCGTCGTTCTGCGCGTAGTCCGCGCCTTCCTTCAGCACATCGAGGGGAGAAACGCGCCGGATGTCGAGGCCTTCCGTCAGAACGAACGACACGCGATCGGCCCAGGTCAGCGCGAGGCGGGTGCATTGCTTCCCCGACTGGATGTGCCGGCGCGCGTCCTCGGCGTCGATGGAATGCTTGACGTAGCGGACGGCAGCGCCACTTTCGCCGGAGGAGCGCAGCTCCGTATCCTGATCGATGGTGAAGTTGGCCGGAGCTTCGTCCTCGGCCAGCCAGCCAGTCATGGCAGAGGCGGGCGACTGGGCGACGTACAGGTTCTCCAGCGGGAAGGGATCTACAGTCTTCGCCAGCAGTCCGATGACCTCATCCGCTTTGGATGACGAGGCGGTGTCGATCACGAGCCAGCGGTTCAGCGGGTCAATCCAGACGCGGGTGTCGCGATAGACGCTGAATGCGCGCGGCAACAGGTCGTCCGTGACGCGCTCCTTGATGTCCCTCATCTGCTTGCGGCCCGGCTTGTAGCCTTGCTGTTCCTCGATTTCCTCCGCCCGTGCCTTGGTGACCTGGTTGATCACAGTGGCGGGCAGCAGCTTTTTCTCGGCGCGCAGGCAAAGCAGGAATCGACCGGCCACAGGGTGGGCGAGTTCGCCGTCCTCACGCGGGGCGATCCAGCCGATGGACTGCATTTCCAGGTTGTTGCCGGACTGGAATGCGTTGCGTTTCAGGCCGGCCTGCAGCTGCTCGGCATAGTCGGACAGCGGGGCGGAAAGCCGGTAAATCTTCAGGTTTTTGAACCACATGTGAACTCCGTTATCTCAGGCGAAAGCGTGGTCGGTGCAAGTTGCGAGGTGGTAAGCGAACAGGACGTCATATGCGAGTGCGGCGGTCGTCTGCGCGCTGTTGTCGATGACCCGATCGACTTGAATGCCGGTCACCTCTTGCTCCGACGCGTGGGGAGCCAGCACGGCGTCGGCGATGGGCCGCTTGACCCGCCACACCTCGCCGCCCAACGAATTCACCAGTGCGGCTTCGTTGGCAAACCTCACGTCCGTGATCGCGATTCGCCGCCATCCGTCGCGCTGCAGCGATTCAAGGGCCTCATGGGCGCGCAAGAGCCAGTAGTCCTTTCCCGATTGGCTGCGCCGATACTCAGTGCCCCATAGGCGCATCGCCCAGCGCGGGCTCAGTGCCCTGTCGAGGGTGAGTCCCAGGGGGAGGGAGAGCATGAGCTCGACAAACGTGCGGTCCGCACAGCGGTGCAGCGCCAATTCATGCGTCGGCGCCTCTTTGGTGCTGCGATTGGAGAAGAGGCGAAGGTCGACGCCGAACGCTGCGGCCAGCTCAGCGCGAACGGCGTCCGCAAAGGCCAGTCGGGCGAAGCCGTGTGCGCTTGCGAGGATATCGGCGCACGTGTCCTTGCCGGCGCCAGCGTGGCCGGCAAGGCCCACCAGCAAGTAAGGGCCGCTGCGGGACTTCGCCGAAGGTAGATCGCGGAAATGGGGTGTGTGCACGAGGCACTCCTTTAAATGCGGTGGGGAAATTGATTAATCGGCGTCGCCCGCGGCCCGTGCGCGCCAGTCATGCTTGGGGCGCAGACGAACGGCGCGGTTGGCAGGTGCCTCAGCGGAATTGAGGATCGCGATGCACAACGCGCGGTTGCGCATCAGAACTTCGACATCTCGAACGGCCTGGCCCAGCTTCGCAGCCGCGGCGAGCACCTGTTCGCGCGTGAATTCGCGGGCCACGGGCCGGCCCTCAACGCTGGACAATCAGCAGCGGGGCGTCCGGGATGTTCTGCACCAGCGCTTCGCCGTTGGGATTGACGTACAGACATGCGTACTGGCGCGTCAGCGGGTCTTGCCAGAGTTGCCCGGCCGTGCCGCAGCTACGGGCGAGCATGCGCGTGCGCTTTTCGTCATCGGCCCTGAAGAGGCGTTGATCATTGCGGGCGATGGCTTGCGCCCAGCCGAAAAGGGTGGCCACTGCGATGAGCGCGGCCACTACGGCCGCGATGCATTGGGTTGCGTTCTTCATGGAAGGACTCCTAGCCCCGGCACCCGGGGCGGGTGGGGTGGGGTTAGGCGGTGCGGCTCGCTAGGCGACCGATGACAAAAACGTCTTCACAGCCCTCATAGGGGCCGGAGTTCTTGACTGTGGAGCCAGCAGGAATGAGCGATGGAGCATCAAGCCCGGCGACATCGCCGTCGCATTGCCAGAAGTGGGGTTGACGCAACTCAGCGACGTAGAAGTTCGCGCCGGTGATAGCCCAGCGCTGCTCGCGGACTCGGATGGTTGCCATGCTGTTCTCCCTGTTTCTCACCGGGGGTGAGAACTCGGGAGAAATATAGCAACGCTACAGAATTTGCGCAATAGCGATGCTATAGATTTGTTGGCTAGGGCGAAAAAAAACCCGCGCATGGCGGGCCTTGTTGTGCTTCGACTCGAATTTCTATAGCGGCGATCGACCTTATGGGCAGGTGGGTGTCGTTCCCGTTTCTATCTCGGAGAACATGGTGTTCACCCTTTCAGTCCACCACCCTCTTTTCCGGAATGCTGGTTTTGAATAAACAGTCTGGATGCCGGTCTTGGCCACTGTAGTGCCTTGCGGCGTCTGCGTTAGCTCAATGATCCCGTAGACGAACTCGGTCTGCCCGCCCAAACCGCGCATGAACAAGTCCACCTTGGCTCCGTCGCCGTTCGCCGTGGGATACCACGCTGGGGCTTGATCCAGGATGCCACCGCATGCCCGCGCGTAGTTCTGCAGGCCGGCGAACGTTTCATCAGCTGGGATCGACAGGTCTGATTGCGCCCAGTCGAAGTCATCGTGCTTCAGTTGCCCCGGCGGGGTTGCACATCCCGCCATTACGGAGACCGCAATAAGAAGACCGGCAAAGCGCATGTATGACCTCAATTCAAAGCTTCGTTATATACGCGTCCACTGCCCGGCCTCGTCGTCGCGCAGACGGGAGCCTGCCCAGACGATCTGGCCAAGGACCCGGACCGGGCTGCCATTTTCTAAGGCTACGTCAGAATAGGTCGGGTTGAATGATCGTGCCACCCATCGGCCCGTCATTCTGTCTCTCGTGACCGTCTTCACGAGCATCTTTCCGTCAAAGTTGATGGCGTATACCCCGCCGCTCGCCACGTCCTGCAGTGTAAGGTTCTCGTTGGGGACAACCAGCAGCGCTGCTCCATCACGGATGACGGGTTCCATGCTGTCTCCCTTCGCATACACAACGCGGGCTTTGCCGTTGTCCGCGCCCACCGCCCTCAAGAACGAACGGCGGAATTGCATCATGCCCGTCTGGTCTTCGCTGTGATTCTCGATTCCGTCCCCCGCAGCCAACCGAACCTCCGCCAGCTCCGGCACCTCTTCAAACTCGTCATTGGCGGAATGCGGCTCGCCAGGTCCTGCGTTCGCGACTACGCCGGGCTGGGTGCTGAGGTTGAACTTAAGGTTGCGCTCGGCTCCGAAAGTCGTTGTGCCGCCTTCCCACGGAGCGGGCGGCAGGCCGGTCATGCGCATCGGGAAGGGGTCGTCGGCATGATCCATATCGACAAGCCCACCAGGTTTGTGTGCACGCAGGTCTACGACTTTTGCGCGTTGTGGCGGCGGATTGGCTGGCGACATTGATATGCCCAGCTTCAACTGAGCGATCGCAAGAGCCATCGCGCCCTGCAACGCACTAAGCTGCGCGGAGGGCAGCGCGCGAACCTGATCTTCAGGTATTTCCGGGAAAGGCCACGGCATAGGCGCCGGAGTTTCCGCGGCGACCGTTTCCGAAGCCAGGGCGGCAGCCTTTTGCGCTTCGAGGGCAAGCCGCGGGCTGATTTCCGCAAGCGAGCAGCCAAACCCCTCTGCATATGCCATAGCGGCCTCGACATTGATAGGGCGTCGGCCGGTGATGTGCTGGTAAATCATCGCTTGGCCGCCCTTCACTTGGTGATCGCGAGCAAATGCCGCGCGATTCACGCCTTCGAAGCGCGCGCGCAGAGCTGAAGCTTCCTCGTCGATTGTCCAAATCTTCATATAGCAATGCTATTCAAATAAATCTATAGCATGGCTTGCGATTTAACTATAGCAACGCTATAGTCCAAGCCATGAACCTGAACGAATACTTCACTCGGGATGAAGCGATCAGCGCTGCTGCCCTTGGTCGCTGCGTGGGCGTGTCGCCGGCGCTCGTGTACCAATGGCGCACAGGACGTCGACCCGTGCCGGTCGAGCACTGTGCAGATATCGAGCGGGTGACGAACGGGGTTGTATCCCGGCGTGATTTGCGCCCCTGCGACTGGCAGCGCATTTGGCCGGAGTTGGTTGGTGAGGCGAGGGCTGCATGAGCAAATCAGTGCACAGAGGCGTACTCGCGCCCCTCCGTAGCCCATTCCGAGCGATCACGCTCGGCGCGCAGTTCATCGAAGATTTCCAGGACAGCTCGTTCGGTCGCGTTCTCGAACCGGCGCGCGGCAATCTCCTGCGCATGGATCAGAAGGCGCTCGGTTTCGGTCAGGGCGTTAGACATGTTTCGTGGTCTCAGCGTGATGTGAGTGCGCATGGTAAGCGCCGCGTTGCCGACCATCCACGAGAATCGCGCCCCATTTTCGGGAGGTCGCTATGACCAAGCACTATGCGGATTCGCATTGGCGCGGGTCGATCTACAACGCGCTTCGCGCGGCTCCAGACGGGGTCAGCGGCTTTTGCGCCTGGGCGGCGGAGTTTCGAGACCGCAAGATTTCGCCCAAGACCCTATACAAGAAGCTGGACGGGTCGGACCCGGCCGAGCGCTTGGCAATTGAAGACGCAGAACTCATCACCGAGTATCTGCGCCGCCACGTGGTGACGCGCGATCGCGCCACCGGCTGGATTGCCGCTCTGGCTTCGCAGTTCGAGCTGGCGGCCATCGAGCTTGACGCCCCGCCGCCTGGCGGGAGGTGGCCCTGCGAGATCACGGCGATCATGGAGAAGGGGTTCACGCTTTCTGAGCAAGGCGGGATTCTGTCCGGCATGTTGGCCGGAGCGCTTCGAGACCGTCGAATCACACTCCGGGAGGCTGGCGAGATCGAGGCTCAAGCGTATGCCGAGATTCGCATGCTGCTGCGCCTCGTCCGAAATGTGAAGCGTGCGGGAGACGAGGGGTTGACCCTTGGAGCCCTCGGAGACGAGGAATGATTCAACGACGCACCAGGCGCGGGCGGCCCGCTGGGTCATTGGGCCCGGTCTCGGCACGAGTGCTCGCGTTGTTGACTGCCGATCCCTTGACTGCGGGGCAGGTGGCCGAAGAGCTACAGCTTTCCGTCATGGTCGCAAAGTACACGTGCAGCCGCTTGGCTGCGGCCGGCGTCATACGCGTGGTGAGGCATGTGCGGATACCGGGCGCTCATAGACCTGTATCGGTCTATGGCGTTTCAACCTCGCCGGAGCCGAGTGTCAGCGCTCCGTCCTGGTTCGTCTTGCCGGTTGGAGCAGTTGCATGACGCGCGACCTGTTCGGGCATGCGTCCGTCCAAGCTTCTTACCGCCGCACCCGGGAGGCGCCCGACGTCGCTCGAGCGCCTGCACCGGATGCGTGGCAGCGCTCCTCATCCCCGCAGACCTTTTTATTCGGCCAGGGGAGAAGCTTCACGCGCGAGGAGCTGCTGCGCACAAGCGGCTTCCATGAGGCTGCGAAGGCCTATCCCGATCACGAGATCCTGGTTGTGTTCGACACGACCACGTCCAGGCCATTCACCTATTTGGTGCAAGTTCCCCGCAACCATCCTTCGCGTCTAGATGCGGACGGGATGCCTGATCCTGCGCGCCAGCCGTTTTGGCGTCATGGGGAAATCATTCACCTGCAAAGCGGGAGAGCGCCGCCCTGAGTTCTTACAGGGAGGGGGGAAGAGGCTGAATACGCGGTTACCCCTCCGACATGGCTCCAAACCGAATCCAGGGAGCAGCGTGGGTGCGAAAGGCTAGAGCGCGGAAGGGGTGTCTGTACGGACGCCAACAGTCTGGCCGACCACAGGGGCGTACATCCGCCTGTGGGCCCTGATGCATACGGTCGGCTCCGGTTCGGCAATGCAAACGGTTGAGCGCGGTGGGTAGGGGGAGCTCTGCCCATCGCACCGATCCCACCTATTCAGCAATGTCCTTCAACAGCCAGCAGGTGTCATAGGTAGAGGTGCAACATGAACGTACTAAAGCTCGTTCCTACAGAGAATTCCGCGCGATCGCCGCAGCAAACTCCAAGTTTCCCCGAGTTCTGGGCGAAATGGCCGCGAAGGGTCGCCAAGCGCGACGCCGAAAAGGCGTGGGCCAAGCTAAAACCGGAGGAGAAGTCGGCGGCCCTGGAGGCGCTTCCCCGGCATGTCGAGTACTGGAATGCAGCCGGCCGCGAGCGCGAGCACATTCCTCATCCCGCGACATGGTTGAACGGCGCGCGTTGGGACGATGAGATTGAGATGCCGCAGCCGAAACCATCGCAGGCGTCGCAGGGCCAGCAGGCGGCGGCGCCAGGATGGATGGCCAGTTGGTCCGGCATGGACGGGATGGCACGCCAGCTGCGAATCGACACGGCCCGGCTGGGAGAGACCCACCATGCGTACAGGGCGCGCATTTTGCAGGCGATCGACGACCGCGATCGGGCGAGGAAGGTGGGCTGATGGATCGCATTCAATGGGTGCACAAGCGATTCGAGGCCTGGGCGTTGTGGACCTTAAGCGGAGGCGGCGGCATGCCCCGGACATATGATCCGAACCGCGTTGACCAGACGGCAGACGTGCGCGCAGGATGGCGGAACGCAGACCCCGTGTTTGATGCTGGCGCGTTAGAGATCGACCGCGCGATCGCCCAGTTGCCTGCCGAGCTCAAGCGCGCCGTCGTTGCCGCCTATCGCTGGGAGGGAGGCATGCAGGAGATCGCCGCCTCATTGGGCTGCACGCGGGCCACCTTGCACAACCGCCTGTGCAATGCCGACCGACGGGTGAGCGCCTGGCTCGACGCGCGCCGCCAGAGGGGAGAGGCAATCAAGACGCGGGGAATTTTTGCAACTTATACATAAGGGGGCATAATCCGGTACATTCCTGCGGAGCCCGCAACCTAAGAGCCCTGAGCGCCAGTCGCCAGGGCTCTTTTGTTTGCGCTTCCGGGGCTGTTGTTGCACCCCGTAGTCGGGATCGGCTGGCGCCGACATCGCCACTACTCCTCGGCGTGGCCCGCGCCGTAATCCCGACAGGGCAATCACATATGGTTCAAGCCGCTCCGAAGCCGTGCAAGCACGCCGGCTGCTCGGCGCTCGTCTATGACGGGTCCGGCTACTGCGTTAGGCACCGGCCTGCTGGCTGGACCGAAAAGCGGGGCGGTTCGACAAAGCGAATCACCGGGCGGCGGCTCCAGCGCATGCGCGCCGAGTTGTTCGCGCGTGAGCCCCTCTGCGTGAAGTGCTTGGAGCACGGGCGGGTTCGCCTCGCTACACAGCGCGACCACGTGATCCCGCTGTTCGAAGGCGGAGTGGACGGGCCTGAGAACGAGCAGGGCCTGTGTGACGAATGCCACGACGAGAAGAGCCTGGCGGAACGTCTCCGGGCACGACGTCGGTAGGGCCAGGCAGGCGCGTAGCGCCCTCCAGAGGGCCGCTGGCGTGTGTAAGAGGCATGGCCGGTCCGGGAGGCGATGGCCTCCGGCCGGGAGGGGTGGGACAAAAGTCTAGGGGGGTCGAAGCGGAAACCGGCCGCTCCGTCTTTTTTTTTACGCACCGGATTTTTCTATAGGGGGGGGGTCAAAAAAGGGCCTCCTCAGGACCATGACGCATCAGCTCAAACCCGTTCCGAATGTCGGTGGCGGAGTTGGGATCGGTGCGTCCACGCCGCCTGCGCTGCCGGCTGAAATTCCGGCCGCGCCGATGACGCTCACCGCGGCGGAGCGTAAGGTCTGGAACCACGTGACGCAGGCGTTGCTTGACGTCGGGCTGATCCACCGTACCGACGCGCTGGTTCTCGCCGTCATTTGCCGCACCTTCACCCGCTGGGTGGCTGCGGAAAAGCAACTGAGCGACTACGCAGCGGCACATGGCGGTGACTACATGGTGACGACGCCAAACGGTTATGTGCAGCCGCACCAGATATTCCACGTCGCGAGCAAGTTGAAAAAGGAGCTGCTCCAGTGGTTGCCCGAGGCCGCGCTCACGATCCCCTCGTTCCAGAAGGCGACCGCCGTTGCCGCCGGCGGCGGCCAGGGCTCGCTGTTTGAGGATGACCCCGTGGAGCAGCACCGGCAGCGCAAGATAGCGGCCGGCATGAGGGCGGTATGAGCGCGTCCAAAAGGCGCGAGCTGGTCAGGTCGTTTGACTGGGACGCGTACGGCCGGGGCGTGATGGCGGGCGACATCGTTGTATGCCGTTGGATCAGGCTGGCCGTGGAGCGGCACTACCGCGACTTGGAGACGGGCGCAGAGCGCGGCCTGTGGTTCTCCGAGGCCCTCGCGCAGCACGCCCTCGAATCGTTTCTCTTCCTGCGGCACTCGAAAGGCGAGTGGGCGGGCAGGCCATTCGAGCTCGCGCCATGGCAGCAGTTCTGGGTGGCGCTCGCCTTCGGCTGGATGCGCACCGATGGAACGCGCCGGTTCCGCGAGGTGTGGGAGGAAGTCCCGCGCAAGAACGGCAAGTCGACCAAGCTGTCCGGGGTCGGTCTGTACCTCTTCACGTTCGACGGAGAGGGTGGTGCTGAGGTGTACAGCGCGGCGACCAAGATGGACCAGGCCAAGATTACGCACGCCGAGGCGGTGCGGATGGTCCAGGCGTCGCCGACTCTAAGGCGCAGCATTGGGGTGCGCCTCAATGAGCTGTACGACACTCGGCCCGGGCGCGCCGATGTTTTCCTGCCTCTGGGTCGGGATGCCAAGAGCTTGGACGGACTGAATCCTCACGGGGCGATTCTGGACGAGGTGCACGCGCACCCGACGCGGGAGATTTACGACGTTATCAAGTCGGGTATGGGTGCCCGCTTGCAGCCGATGATCTGGCAGATCACCACTGCGGGCTTTGACCTGTCCTCGTTCGGATACTCGCAGCATGAGTATGCAGAGAAGGTACTCGAAGGGGTGCTGGAGGATGACGAGCTGCTGGCCGTCATCTACACCGTGGATGAGCCGGACAAGTGGGACGATCCCATCGAGTGGGCCAAGGCGAACCCGAATTTGGGCGTGTCGGTGTATGAGCCGCAGCTGCGGGCGGTAGTCGAACGAGCTAGGCGTCAGCCGCAGGAGTTGCCAAACGTCCTCACCAAGCGCCTGAATATTTGGGTGCGAGGTGGATCGCGCTGGATCGGTGCAGAGCCGTGGCGCCAGTGTGGCCGAGAAGGCCTGAGCCTGGACGACTTCGCAGGCGAAGACTGCTGGGCAGGGTTGGACCTGGCCGAGAAGAGTGACATCGCGGCCTTGACGATGGTGGTGAGGCGGCATGGGCAGTACTACGTTTTTCACCGGTTCTATCTCAACGAGGAGCAGGTCAACGCGCCCGAGAACCGGCACTTCTTTGGTTGGGCCGAAGCCGGGCACCTGGTTGTGACGCCGGGAAATGCGACGGACTTCGACTTTATCCGCAGCGATCTCAAGGAGTTCGCCCGGAAACTGAACCTCCGAGAGGTGGTCTACGACCCGAAGTTCGCGGCGTACTTCGCGGCAAAGCTGCAGGAGGAAGACGGGCTTCTGATGGTCGAGATGCCGCAGACGTCCGCCCGCTTCACGCTGCCGCTGGTGACGATCGAAAACCTTGTTCTGACTGGCGATCTGATCCACGACGCGAATCCGGTCATGGCATGGATGGTAAGCAATGTGGTGATGCGGCTCTCGAAGTTCTCCGGGCTCAAGCATCCGACCAAGGAAAAGCCCGAGAACAAGATCGACGGGGTCATCTCCATGACCCAGGCAATGAGCCGAGCGCTGAATGAGGATGGCGCGCCGGATCTTTCTGAATTCCTCAACAATCCGGTGGTGGGATGAAGCCAAATACCAAGAAAATCGGGCGCGTTCGGGCCGCTGTCCTGAACTGGCTCGGGGGGCCATTCGACCTGACGGATACGGAGGCGTGGTCGCGGTTTGGATCGTCATCGAGCTCCGGCCAGGCTGTCACCGAACAGACGGTCTTAACGCTGTCCTCAGTGTGGGCATGTGCCAGGCTGATATCGGAGACCATCGCTACGCTGCCGCTGGGCATGTATGAGAAGTCGGCCTCCGGGCGTCGGCCGGCCGCACAGCACCCGCTGGACTTCATCATCGGCGTCCAGCCGAACAGCGACACGGTTTCCTCCGTTCACTGGGAAGCCGTAGTGGCGGCCATGCTGCTTCGCGGCTCGGCCCGGTGTGAAAAGCTGATGGTCGGTGGCCGGCTCGTGGGCCTGCAGTTCCTGTATCCAGGACGTCTGGTGGTTTCCCGGGCCGCAAACGGGACCAAGCGATATCGGTACACGGACGACGACGGACGCCAGAGGGAGATCCCTGCAAGTCGCATCTGGACTGTCCCTGGATGGTCGTTGGACGGCGTGAACGGTGTCTCTGTGATGCGGTATGGCGCCAATGTTTTCGGTGCCGCTCTGGCGACGGACTCCGCAGCGTCTGGAACTTTCAGCCGCGGTCTGATGCCGACGACCTGGTTCAAGTATCCCAAAGTGCTAAAGCCGGAGCAGCGGAAGGATGCCCGCGAGTTCATCGAGAACCGGCTGTCGGGTGCTGTGAATGCTGGCCGTCCAGCGATTCTCGAAGCAGATATGGAGGTGGGCACGATCGGAATCAACCCGGCCGACGCGCAACTGCTCGAGTCTCGAGGGTTCTCGGTTGAGGACATATGTCGCTGGTTCCGAGTCCCGCCGTGGATGGTCGGGCATACCGAGAAGTCCACAAGCTGGGGCAACGGCATCGAGAGCCAAATGATCGGCTTTCTGACGTTCACCCTCCGTCCATGGCTGCGGCGCATTGAGCAGTACATCGTCAAGGATCTGTTGTCCCCGGCTGACCGAGGCAAGTTCTATCCGAAGTTCGCCGTAGAAGGTTTGCTACGAGCCGATAGCGCGGCTCGCTCGGCTTTTTATACGGCCATGGTTAACAACGGGATCTTCACGCGCGACGAAGTGCGCGAGCTGGAGGACCGTGAGCCGCGTGGCGGCAATGCCGACGTCCTGACCGTGCAGTCTGCCATGGCACCTTTGGACTCCCTCGGCGCAGTGAACTCCGGTCAGGAAATGCGGGCAGCGTTTCGCGCCTGGCTGGATGACGGCGATTCCAGCACCACCATTTAAGGATTTCCACCATGAGTGTCAAAGCCCTTCCGCGCGCGCCGGAGAACCGCCCCTGCGCCGCAGTCACCAGCAATGTCGTCCCGCGTGCGTTTGAGCGGTGGGATACCAGCATCCGCGCCGCCGTCGAGGACGACGCCGATGAGCGGACCATCAGTGTGTACGACGTCATTGGTTACGACTGGTGGACCGGTGAAGGTGTTACGGCCAAACGGGTTTCGGCGGCGTTGCGTAACTTGGGCTCCGGCCCCGTGACGGTTCATGTGAACAGCCCGGGCGGCGATGTTTTCGAAGGCTTTGCTATTTACAACCTGCTGCGCGAGCACAAGGGCGAAGTCACGGTGAAGGTGCTCGGTCTGGCGGCGTCCGCGGCGTCGGTCATTGCGATGGCCGGCGACACCATCCAGATCGCGCGCGCAGGGTTCTTCATGGTCCATAACTCGTGGGTGATGGCGGCGGGCAATCGCCACGACCTACGGGAAATCGCTGACTGGATGGAGCCTTTCGACGCGGCGATGGCCGATATCTATGTGTCGCGCACCGGCAAAGGCCTCGCAGAGGTCCAGCGCCAGATGGACGGCGAGACCTGGATCGCCGGCAGCCGCGCGGTCGAGGAAGGCTATGCGGACGAGCTGCTTGCCTCCGACCAGGTCGGCAAGGGCGATGCGAAGGCATCTGCTAGCGCGGTCCGGCGTATGGAAGCGGCGATTCGCGCCGCTGGCCTACCGCGCAGTGAGGCTCAACGCCTGATTCAAGAATTTAAGTCCAGCCTGAGCGATTCGGCTGGCAGCGGTGCGCGTGATGCCACCGAGCGCGGCCTGAGAGATTCGGCTGCATTCAGCACCATCGCCGCCACGGCGGCATCCCTCACCAACATTCTCAAACCGAGGTAATCATGTCCAATCCCGAAAAGGATATCGAAAGCATCAACGCCAGTCTCAAGGAGATCGGCACGCAGCTCAAGGCTCAGGCAGAGTCCGCTGAAAGGGAGATCAAGGCCCACCAGAAGCTGTCGGCCGAGACGCGCGAAAGCGTCGACAAGCTGCTGACGACGCAGGGTGAACTGCATGCGCGCTTGGCGACCGCCGAGCAACTGCTGGCGAAGGTCCAGAACGGTGGCGGCCAGGCCGCTGAGCCGACTTCGATGGGCGAACAGGTGACCGCATCGGAAGACTACGCGGCGTATTGCAAGAATCCGCGCGGTTCTTTCCGCATGCCGGTGCAGGCCGCCATCACCAGCGGCCCCGGGTCTGCCGGCGACCTTGTGATTCCCGATCGCCTGCCCGGTATCCAGGGCCCGGCCCTGCGCCGTCTGACCATTCGCGACCTGCTGCTGTGGGGCCGCACCCAGTCCAACAGCATCGAATATGCGCGCGAACTGGTCTTCACGAACAACGCCGGTCCGGTCTCCGAAAACCCGACGAACCCGAAGCCGCAGTCCAACATCACGTTCGAACCCGACTCGGCGCCGGTCGTCACGATCGCTCACTGGATCCCGGCGTCCAAGCAGGTGCTGGCCGACGTCCCGCAGCTGCAAAGCTATATCGACGGTCGCCTGCGCTACGGCCTGAAGCTGAAGGAGGAAATCCAGCTCCTGAAGGGTAGCGGCACCGGCCTGAACATGCATGGGATTTATACCCAGGCCACGGCCTACGCCAACCCGGGGGTTACGGTTCAGGCGGAAACGCGTATCGACCGTCTGCGCTTGGCGCTTCTGCAGGTCGAGCTGTCCGAGTACTTCGCCGACGCCATCGTGCTCAGCCCGCTGGACTGGGCCGCGATCGAGTTGACCAAGACCACCACGAACGAGTACCTGTTCTCGAACCCGCGTGCGCAGACGCTGCCGGGCCTGTGGGGCCGCAACGTCGTACCGACCCAGGCCATGGATCAGGATGACTTCCTGGTGGGCGCATTCGGTGGGGGCCTGGCCGCGCAGGGTTGGGACCGTGAAGACGTCAGCGTCCAGATCTCTTTCGAAGACCGGGACAACTTCGTCAAGAACATGGCCACGATTCTGTGCGAAGAGCGCGCGGCACTGACGGTCTATCGTCCCTCGGCGTTCGTTAAGGGTGACTTCCAAGGTCTGACGAACTCGTAAGCGGCAAGGGGCGGCAGGCCGGTGTCTGCCGCCCGCACAGGAAACCGGCAATGAAGAAAGTGATTGCGCTGCAATCGTTTGATCACGACGTTGTCAGACGCAAGGGCGATAGCTTCTGGGTATCGGAGCAGATCGCCGCTGCGCTGCAACGCAAATCGCTCGTTCGAATTGAGGGTGAAGATCGGGACCCTTCGCCGGCCGCTGGCATACCGTCGTCTGCATCGCCAGCGGTCCGAGTCTCACGGCGGACGACTGTGAAGCGGTCCGCCTCTGGCGGTCACGTGGAGCAGGCAGATCTGTTGTCGTAACAAACACGTCGTTCCGGGCGGCGCCCTGGGCGGATGTGCTGTATGCGATGGATCGGGATTGGTGGATGGTGTACGGCGCCGAAGCGCAGCAGTTGTTCACGGGTGAGAAAGTCGCCCCGCACGGCGGAATTGCCGGCGTAACCCGGTGCCTGGAGCTTCGGGCAGAGCTGAACTCCGGGGCTGGAGCGGTTGCCCTTTCCGCGATGCGAGGAGCCGAGCGCGTGATCCTGCTGGGATATGACGCGCAACTGACGGGCGGCCATGCCCATTGGCACCCGGATCACGGCGATGGGCTTGGAAATGCAGGAAGCGTTGCGAAGTGGCCCGCCCAGTTCGCGGATCTCGCGCGCCGGCTTAGCGCTGTGCGCGTGGTGAACGCCAGCCGGGCGACTGCGCTGGAATGCTTCCCGCGGCAGGACCTGAGTCAGGCTCTCGCGGAACGCGAGGTCAGCAAGCCGCCGCTGCTCGTCAATGGCATGCACGGCCTGGGTGACAACCTGCACCAGCGCGCCGTCGTGCGAGAGCTGCTCAGGGAATGGGATGTCTGGCTCGAAACGCCATGGCCCTGCCTGTATCACGACCTGGACGGCCTGAAGATGGTCGGCAAGGGATCGCGCCTGCGGACGCAAGCGAAGAATGCGCAGCGTGAGGCCTCGCGGTACAGCGTTACGCCCGTGCCTGCGGGAGCGAGATCCTTAGAGGTCAGGTATCCGCCGGACGCGGTTCGCAAGCATGGGTCGGTGCTGGCGGCAATGGCTGCTCAGTGCGCCGTCGAACCGGGCGATTTCCGACTCCCGGTGAAACGCGAATGGATCGAACGCGCCGATGCGCTGGTGAGAAAGTGGGCGCCAACCCGCCCAATTCTGATCGTGCGACCTCTGGTCGAGCGCAAAGAATGGGGTGGGTGCCGCAATCGGAACCCGGACGCCACCGTTTACCGGGAGCTGTTCGAAGCCATCCGCGATCGGTTCCACGTGGTGAGCCTGGCGGATCTGGAGCCGGGCAAGGAGTGGTTGTCCGGTGATGCTTTGCCGGCAGATGTTTCGCTTCACGCCGGCGAGCTGGACGTTGAAGTCATGGCGGGGCTGTTCTCCCTGGCGGCGGCGGTCTATACCGCGCCGGGGTTTGCTGTGATTTTGGCCCAGGCGGTGGGCGTTCCGGTGGTTTCGGTCTTCGGGGGTTATGAGTCGTCGGCCTCGTTTTCGGCGGGGGCCGCTTTCTCGCCATATCTCGGCCTGGACCCCGTCCGGCCATGCCAATGTTTTAGTCACGTCCACAACTGCGATAAGCGGATGGACCTGGCGGCCGCGCATGTGCGCATGAGGGAGTTTCTGGATGAACACTGCAAGACTTCGGCCGTCCGAGAAGATCTCGCCGCGGCAGTATGACGTGGCGGGTTTGCCGCCTGAGTATTTCAACCCCGGCGAGCTGGCCGTGTTGCTGCATCTGTTCGAATCGGTCTCGCCCCGCGTTGTCATCGAATTCGGCGTCAACGCAGGCCGGACGCCGGCTGCGGTGTTGCGCAACCTGCCGACGGTAAGTCGGTACGTCGGCGTCGACGTCTTGCCCGGGTATCGAACGCTGATGCCCGTGCAGCGCAATGAGGTGCCGAAGCAACCGGGGACTCTTGTAAAGGACGATCCCCGCTTCGAGCTGGTGCTGCGCGAGCGAGGCAGCTTTGACCTGGCCGCGGCAGACTTGCCGAGTGCGGACGCAATTTTCATCGACGCGGATCACTCGCGCGAAGGCGTGATGAACGATTACCGCCTGGCGCGCACCCTTGTTCGGCCGGGCGGCATCATCGTTTTCCACGACGACAACTGCCGGCGGGAAGTGCAAGTGACCGAAACCTTGAATGAGCTGTGCGCCGCTGGTGCGCAGATCATCCACGTCCACGACACCTGGATTTCCTATGAGCGTCATTGATCTGGCGACCGCGAAGGCGCTCCTGGACGTCACGCACGGCTTTGACGATGTGAAGTTGCAGGTGCTGCTGGACGGCGCGGAAGCCGAGGCGGCAAGTTACATGAATCGTCCCGACTTGCGAGGTCCTTGGCATGCGGAGGGCGATTCCAATAGCCCGCCCAGCTCGGAATCGGCGGTCCCAGCTGATGTTGTCCTGGGAGTCATGCTCCTGATGCAGGCTGTATATCAGGCGCCACCCGACGACGTGCCGAAGCTGCGCGCTGCCGCCGAAGTCAAGCTGAGCCCGCGCCGGCTCGGAATGGGGGTCTGAATGCTGGCCTATCGCTTGCGGCATCGTGTTGCCATCGAGGAGCTGAGCACGGTCAGGGGGTCCGATGGACGCGTTGAGACGTGGCAGGCGCTCGCGCTCGATTCGGACACGGTCTTTGACTCTGTCCCGGCCGAGGTGCTCACGGGACCCGGCCGCGAGGTGATCGCCTCTGGTGCGCCGCAGGAGTCCGGCGTCGCGCGGGTGGCGATTCGTTGGTTTCCGATTTCGGACGAGCGTCTTGGGCGTTGCCGCATCGTCTGGAACGGCCGGGCATACCGTATTGAATCAGTCGAGACCGACCGAACGGCGCGCCAGGAATGGCGCTTCCGGGCGGTTGCAGACAAGGGAAGAGGGGTCTGAATCTTGAAGCAAAATCAGCTAAACCGCATTGAGGCTGCAATCACGGCCCTCCAGTCGCAGATGGACACGCTCACCAAGCAGTTCTTTGTGCTGGTACAGGCGCTGGACGAAGACGGCGATGCCGAGCCCATGACGGATCTGGACGGCAACCTCACCGAGGTGCCGCCATCGATAGGGAGCACCCTCGATGAAGATGGAGATGCAGCTTAAGGGCCTGGACGACGTCCTCGCCACGTTAAAGGCGCTGCCGCCGGAGATCGTCTCGAAAAAGGGTGGGCCGGTGAAGAATGCTCTTCGGCGCGGTGCCCGCCAGTTGCGGGATGCAGCCGAGGCAAACCTGCGGGAAGTGATCTCGCGCGATGGTGGTCAGTCCACGGGGCTGCTCGAAAAAAACCTGATCGCGTCGCGCGGCAAGCCGCCCTCGGGCGGAAAAGGCGAGCGGTACTTGGTGCGGGTAAAGCGCAAAGCGTACCCCGGTCGCAACCCGGAACGCGACGGCAAGGTGGCCACCGTGCGAAAAAGCGCGCAGCTCCTAGAGTGGGGCTCGAGCCAGCAGCAATCCACGCCCTGGTTGCGCCCGGCAGTGATCCAGCATGGGGCGGCGGTGATCGAGACGATCCGGGCGGACTTGCTGAAGCGGATCGACAGCACAGTGAAGCGAATTGCGAAGAATGGCGGAGGGCGCTGATGTTTGCTCCTGTTGAAGAGGTGTTGTCGACGCCTGCTGTCCTGGCGATCGTTGGGGCGTCAGGGATCTGGGGTAGTGGAATTGCGCCGGCTGACCAGGCGGCACCGTACGTGGTTTGGCAGACGGTGGCTGATGATCCGTATGTGCAGCTATCGGGCGCGCCTGAAGACGACCGAGATGAGGTCCAGATCGACATCTATTCCGCCATTGAGGCGCAATCCAATGCACTTGCACGCGCCGTGCGTGATGCATTGGATGACGCTGGCGTGGTGAACGCCCTGGTGTTCGCTGCGCGAGAGACGGCCACCAAGCTCTTCCGGATCAGTCTTCGCGCCGATTTCATCCACACCCGACAGTAGTCGGTATCGAGAACCTAAAAGCCCGCACATGCGGGCTATTTTTTTTGGAGCTATCCATGGGAATCAAAAGCCAAGGCACGCACCTTTTCCTGCGCCTCCCGAATTCTGGCGGCCAGACTGCCCTCAAGATGAAGTGCCCGACTGGCATCCAAGGTCTGGGCGGTCCGCGCGATCAGATCGATTCGACCTGCTTGGACGACACCGACGATCGGCAGTACGTGGCAGGCCTGGGCAACCCTGGCCAGGTGACCGTCCCGTTCAACTACGACCCGCAGCACGCCAGTCATCAGCTTCTGTTCGATCTGAAAGACGCCGGCACGACGGAGCAGTGGCTCATGGGCTTGTCCGACGGCACCGCCGCTCCCACCTTCAATTCGAACGGCGATTTCCTGCCCATGACCACTCGGTCCGGTTTCGTATTCGACGCCTATGTGGCGGACGTCAACATTGACGTGGCCAACAACGACATCGTCAAGGGAACCATGATCTTGCAGCGGTCCGGCAAGGTCCGTCCGTTCTACAAGGCGGCGTGAACATGAGCGATCTGGACGAAGACCTGTTCGTGTCGCCCGAGGTGATCCGCCGGCCGGTGAAGCTCGGCGACGGCAAGGAGCGCGAGTTTCACTTCCGGCGTTATTCGGGCGCCGTCTACTCCGCGCATCTCGCGGCGGCGGCGTCTCGCAACCCGGACGTGCGGGAAACCGCCATCCCGCACCTGGTAGCGGCAAGCCTATGTGATGAGGATGGCGAGCCTGTCCTGTCGGTGGCCAGCGCCTGCCGTCTCAAGCCGGTTGTGCTGGCCGCGTTCTACACGGTCGTCAGAGAGCTGAACGAGCCGCGCTCGGAGGCGGCAGAAAAAAAAGCCTGACGGTCGGCGAGGAAGAATGGTTTTGGCACGTGCTCGCCCTCGCGTTGGGTGGGCGGACCGTGTCGGAGATCAAGGCGGTCATGACGCAGATGGAGTTCGAACGGTGGCGGCATTTCTATGTGTTGCACCCGTTCGATGACCTGCATCGATTCCACCGTCCTGCGGCGCTGGTCGCGACATCGTTCGGCGGCGAGTTGAAGCCGCGCCTCGATTTTCTCACCCGACCGATCCAGACGGCAGAAGAAGACGCCGACGAAGTAACGCTGAAGGCTTTTGGCCTCGGAAAAATGAAGGAATCCTGACATGGCAACAGCCGGCAGCATCGTCGTCGACCTGCTGATGCGCACCGGGTCGTTTGAAACCGATACCGATCGGGCGACAAAGAAGGCGCAGAAGCAGTTCAAGGACATGGAGCGCCAGGCTAAGGAGACTGCAGACGCAATTTCCCGAAGCATCGGCGGGGTTCTGAGCGGCGCGCTTTTCGGGGTGGGCCTGGGCACCATCTTTTCCAAGTTCATCACCGAGACGCGCAACTCGCAGGACGAGCAGGCTCAGCTGGCCGCGGTGCTCCGCTCCACCGGTGAGGCAGCGGGATGGACGCAGACTCAGCTGAATCAAATGGCCGGCTCACTTGCCGGGGTATTCAGCGAAGGTGACATCAACCGCGCGCAGACGCGTCTGCTTTCGTACACCGGTGTCGTCGGCGAAGAGTTTCCGCGCGCACTTCAGGCCACCATAGACATGGCCGCCCGAATGGGTGTCGAGGTCGAGCAGGCCGCCGAAACGGTTGGGCGCGCTCTGGACGTTCCCAGCCAGGGCCTGAGCTCGCTGTCGAAGCAGGGATTTCGGTTTACGGAAGACCAGAAGAAGCTGGTCGAGCAGTTGGAAAAGTCCGGCAAGGTGGCAGAGGCGCAGGCGATCGTGCTGAGCGCCCTGGAGTCTTCCTACGGCGGGGCGGCTGCAGCGGCGCGCGATACCCTGGGTGGCGCTCTCAAGGCGCTTCAGAATCAGATTGACGACCTGATGACCGGCGACGATGGGAGCGTCAACGGCCTGACTTCGAGCATCAACGACCTGACTGACGCTCTTGGATCTCCGGAGGCAAAGCAGGCATTCGCCACCTTTGTTGGATGGCTTGCGGATGTGTCTCGATCCCTGGTGAGCCTTATCGGTGACTTCGCATCGGGCCTGAGCGCCGCAGGCAGCTTCACGGACGCGCTCGCGACGTATGGCCTGATGAATCCATTCAATAGCCACGCGGAGAACGCGGCGAAGTATCGCAAGGAGCTAGAAGAGCTTGATGCGTTCGAGAAGCGCGTGTTGGCCGGCCAAGAACAGAACCAGGGCATTGACATCGGAGCGAAGCGGCTTCAGTTGGAGAACCGTATTGCTTTCTCTGACCGGAAGGCCAACGCGCAAGAAAGGGACGTGTTCGCCGCCTACCTCGGTGCGGGTGAGACGGGGCGCGACGCTGCGACCCTTCCGGCGATTAAGGTTGCCGGAGCTTCGGCCGGCGGATCGGGTGGCAAGGAAAAGGTTGACCAGGGCCAAAAGCTGATCGATCAGATGAATCAGCGTATCGCGCTGATCGGTAAGGAAACCGAGTACGAAAAGCTCCTGGAGCAGATTCGCGCCGGTTCGGTGAAGTTCAAGACGCAGGCGCAGCAGGACGAAGCTCTGGCTTCGGCGCAAACGCTGGATTTCATAAACGAACAGAATCTCGCCTATGAAGAGACCCAGAAGCAAGCGGCGGCGCTGTCCAAGCTACTGGACGGGCTGTACCCCGACCAGCAGGCCACGAACGAGTACCTGTCCAATCTGACCCTGCTGACTGAGGGCTTGCAAAACGGAGCACTTACGGCGGAGCAGTACTACGACGCAGTCGACAAGCTCGAGGATAAGTTCGGCGAGACCACGGATGGGATGAACGAGTTCGCGGTTCAGGCCGCCCACAATATCCAGGATGCGTTGGGTGACACTTTGGAAGACTTGCTCAGTGGGAACTTCGACAACATTGGCTCCAATTTCGCCGACATGATCGTGAAGATGGCCGCCAATGCTGCAGCCGCGAATCTGGGTAAGGCTCTTTTTGGCGACTTCGGTGCATCCGGACAGATCGGAGGTCTGATTGGCAGTGCGTTTGCAGGGATGTTCGGAGGTGGAGCTGGCTCGGGTCCTGCGCCTACCGCAGCACAAGTGGGGGCAGCGGGGGATGGCCTGATGTTCTTCGACTCCGGCGGTTACACCGGGCCCGGCGGAAAGCTGGAGCCGGCGGGCATCGTCCACAAGGGTGAATATGTCTTTGATGCGGAATCGACCCAGCGTCTCGGCGTCGGATTCCTTTCTCGGTTGCGTGGATATGCAAGTGGCGGCTTTGTCGGTGCGAGTGGGATGCCTGCTTCAGCCGGAGGGACCACGCGCGTTGAGATCATAAATAACGGCACTCCTCAGCAAGTATCCAGCGCTAGTAGCTCCGTTGACGCTCAAGGTGAAGTCATCCGCATAGTGGTGAGGGATATTCAGCGCAACGGGGATACCGCCCGCGCGATAAAGGGGATGGCATGAGTACGTTCCCCAGTTACGCGAAAATTTTGCTGTCCGGCTATGCGGAGGACCCCGACTACGGCGTTCTTCGCACCGAGATGGAAAACGGTATCGCCAAGCAGCGGCCCCGTCGTTCTCTTCCCATCGTTACGCGCACTGTGGTGATACACGTGGACACGGTAGCGGATAAGAACGCCTTCGACACCTGGTGCCGGGTGGATCTGTCTGGCGGCGCCGGATGGTTCGACTGGTTCGATCCGCTGGATGGCGTGGTGAAGCAGGCTCGCATCGTGGGCGGGAAGCTGTCATGGACCAGTCCTGGGAGGGTATGGCGCGCCTCGGGGCAGATTGAGACGGTGGGCTGAGATGCCGATTACATATTCAAACGAAGCTCGCCAAAATCTGCTGTCTACAAGTGCAAATGAGCCATTTCTCGTTGCCATTGAGATTAAGCATGCGGATTTGGCTATTCCTGCCCGGTTTGTCAACGACAGCCAGAACATAGAAATCGAAGGCAATGAATTTTTCGCCACTGCGTTTCGCGTGGCCTTACCCGATGACAAAGACCAACAGCTTCCACAGGCGCGTCTTGAAGTGGATAACGTCGGTCGAGAGCTTACGCAGTGGCTTGAATACAGCCGGGGCGGCAAGGGCGCGAGATGCCGACTAATTCAGGTCCTGCGCAGCGAACCGGACGTAGTTGAATTTGATATGACTATGGATCTGACCGGCCTGGTGATCGACAACATGTCAGTCAGCGGATTGCTGGGGTTTAAAAACACGCTTGGACAAACCGCCGTGGCAGTGCGTTTCGATCCACAAAGTGCACCGGGGCTGTGGTGATGCATTGGTCGGATAAATATGTTGGTCTGCCGTATGTGGCGGGAACCGGAGACTGTGCGGCCCTCGCTGAGAAAGTGGCGCGCCAGGAGTTTGGCCAATCGCCTCGACTCCCTGAATCGCATGCCGCCACGTTGCGCGATCAGTCGGTCCAGATCCTCGAGCATCGTGACGAGTTGGCGGAACGTATTGATGGGCCAGTAGACGGTTGCCCGGCACTCTTTATCGGCCGTGGCCGCCTTTGCCACATTGGAGTGATGTGCTGGCTGGCGCACGAGTGGTGGGTATTGCACGCAGATCAATCGGCGGGCGCTGTCATTCGCCAGCGTCTGCGGGACGTGACGAGAATTCATTTCAGGCTCGAGGGCTATTACCGATGGATGTAGTGGAAAAAACGCCGGCTCTGGTGCACTTGCCGAACCCGATCGCTCCGGCTGGCAAGGACGTGTGCTTTGTTGCGTTTTTGCCTGGCGAGACCTTGGGCGCGTATCTTGCGAGGGTAGGCATCCGTGTCGCGGACGCTCCCATGCACGTCTGGCAAAACGGGCGGCCAGTTCCGCCGAACCTGTGGCGGCGCCTTATCCCTCGGGCCGGAGATCAGATACTGATCCGCGCCAGGATGGAGGGCGGCGGCGGAGCCAGCAAGATCCTTCGGACAGTCGCGCTCGTAGCTTTAGTTGTTGTCAGCGCTGGCTACGGCGCTGCGTTGGGTGGCGCTCTGGGGTTCACCGGAGCTACGGCGGGCGCAATCGGCAGCAGCATGATCATGCTAGCTGGGACGATGCTGATTAACGCATTGCTCCCAATGCCGATGCCTACTGCGGCGAAGCTTGGTGTTGGAGAAAAGTACGAATCTAGTCCCACGTACGCTATCCAAGGAGGTCGGAACCAGGCACGCCCTTGGGAGCCGATGCTTTTGGTCTTTGGACGCCATCGAGTAGTACCGGATTTGAGCGCGATTCCCTTCACGCAACAGCAGGGGGACGATCAGTACCTAAATCAAATCTTCAATTTCGGGCTTCAGAACTGGGAAGTCATCATTGAAGATCCAAAGATTGGCGAGACGTCGATCTACAACTATTCCGGTGTGCAGGCCCAAGTTGCTGATGTATATGGACGGGTGAGCCTATTTCCTGGGAACGTCGACACCCTTCAAGGGTTCACGATATCTTCCGCCGATGGATGGCGTAGCAGAACCACGTCGCCCGGTGTTACCACCATCTCTGTCGAACTGGCTTCTCGCCTTTTCCGGGTGAATGATGACGGGTCTATGGTGTCCAGGTCGGTCGACGTGGAGATTGAATACCGCTATGCCAGTGGCGGTCCCTGGAACCAACTTGGGTACATCAACGCCGAGTACGCAACTCATTACTGGTCCAAAGTCGTTTATCCATCGAGGGTACAAATTGGGTTTGGTTCTACCAATTTTGGCGACCACAGCGACGGAGACTCGTGGGTAGATAATGATCCAGAAACCGGAGCACTCATTTCGGGCCAATGGCAGTGGAAACCGCATCCCTTTCAGTTGGGGCAGCCATGGGTTGGGGTCGCGCCCGATCCGCTGTTATCCGCGGCTTCGCCTGGGTTCCGGATGACGGGTTCACGGCAGGAGCCAACTCGCAGAGAGGTGACATGGAACGTTCCTCCAGGTCAGTTCGAAATACGCGTACGGAAAGTGACTGGAGATATCAATGATTCGCGGGAATCGAATGAAACTGCTGTTTCCCAGATCCTCGCGTTTCAGCAGGACGACGCTGACTACACCGGGCAAAGCCGATTTGCGTTGCGAATCAAGGCGACCGGGCAGCTGAACGGCCAAGTCGATCAGTTCAATGCTATTGGAGTGGCCCGTTGCAATGTTTGGAATGGATCTTCGTGGGTCTTTGGACCGACAAGCAATCCGGCCTGGTGGTTCCTCTGGTTCGCGAAGGGGCGACTTGCTCCGGACGGATCGAGGGTTTTCGGATGCGGGCTGACAGATGCCGAGATTGACATCGAGGGGATCAAGGCTTGGGGTGCTTGGTGCGATGCAAACCGCTTGACGTTCAACTACGTATTGGACCGAAAGATGAATTCGGCCAACGTCCTGGACGTTATTGCCCGCGCGGGACGCGCAGCCAAGACCCAACATACCGGTAAGCTAGGGGTCGTTTGGGATGCGGCGAACCTTCCCGACGTTGCCACATTTGGGCCGTTCAATATCAAGGCTGGATCGTTCCAGATTGCGTATCTCAACGAAGGAACGGTTGATGAAATCGTTCTGAACTTTGTCAACGCGGACCGCCATTGGATGATGGACGAGGTGCGCGTACGAGTTCCCGGGGCGACTACGACCACCAATCCGCTGCAGCTGGATCTGGATGGTTGCACGAATCTGGACATGGCAAGTCGCGAAGCCAATCTGCTTGCAGCGTCTCAAGTCTGGCACCGCCGGCGGGTTTCGTTTGAGACCGATATCGAAGGTTACGTGGCTTCGAAGGGTGATGTGATCCGTCTCACCCACGACCTGACTGTCTGGGGATATTCCGGCCGCATGTTGCCCGGCAGTAGGGGCGCAGTAGGCGGAACTCTTCCTAAGATTGTGCTGGATTCCGGTGTGCCGTCAGATGGATCTGGCGTGGTCCTGCTAAGGGACCCCCGAGGCAGGATGAAAGTCGTATCGGTCTCTTCGGCAGTGGGCGATGTGACCGAACTGACCATTGTTTCAGACCTCGACGGATTTCCTATGCCAGGTGATCCCGGCTTTGAAGATATCAATTCGCTCGATTGGGTGTGGCAGTTTGACCCCCTTCAAACCCCCGGGCGCCGCTTCAAGATTACATCTGTGGAGCCGTCGGCTGATGGAGTGAAATTTACGGCAATCGATGACGACCCGGGCTACTACGCAAGCGAGAACAACCCGTATCAGTACACACCGCCGAGAGACGGTGGGTTGCTAAACGGCGTCGTGTTCAATGTGACGTTCTCCGAATCGATTCGAAGCGTTTCGAACGACGATATTGACGTGCAGATCAGTTGGTCTATTTCGGCTGCAACTAAGGTTCAAGTTAACGTCTCAGTGGCGGGCGTGGCACTCCAGCCCATCATTACGACCGAGCGCAACCTCACCGTTTCCGCGAAGACGGGCAACCTAATCGTGGTCACGGTCCGCCCCGTCAACCTGCTGGGCCTCGGGGCACCGTTTCGAAGCCAGTACACGGTAACGGGCCTGCTGGCTCCCTTGCCAGCGGTTACGGGTTTGACGAGTGTGTTTCGGGATGGGCTGACGACCCTTATCTGGAACCGGGTGACGGATATCCGACAGCCGGACTATGAGGTCCGAATTGGTAGTTCTTGGGCAAACTCGCGCACGGTCGGAACTACGCAAAGCTTGGACATGCTTGCGGTCGGCAACGGGCTTTACTTTGTGGCGGCGCGTTTCAGGTTCGGCTCTCAGACGATTTATGGCGCAGCAGACAGCCTCCAGATCACTGGAGCGGTGCTAGTTCGAAATGTCCTTGCGACCATTCATGAAGATCCGTCCTGGACGGGTTCACTTGAAGGCGGTGCGTTTATTCACGATGGTGAGCTGACGCTGAGGGGTATGGGCGACATCCTGTCTGCCCTGGACGTGCTTAGCCTCGAAGACGTCTTGTGGTTCGGTGGAGTGGAATCAGGAGGCATCTACACCACCAACGATTCGCACATAGTCGACATCGGGTACGCGACGCCAGTTCGAATCGACTTCAGTATTGACGAGTACGCGCTCAATTTTGGCGAGGATGTGCTGTCGATCGTGGATGTGCTAGCGGAATCGGACATCCTCAACGATTCGAACCGCCAACACTATCAGGTTCTCCCACAGATCCAGTTCGCTCAGGACGACGGAGTTTTTGGGGACTGGCAGGACTACATACCTGGCACGGTTAACGCGCGCTACTTCCGCGTCCGGCTGGTTCTCCAGACAGACGACCCACTGATCGTGCCGTTCGTGCGCCACTTCTCGTGGACCGTTGATGTGCCGGACCTGGTTCAGACTGGGACCGGCCTCACGGTCCCGGCCGCGGGTGTGCGTGTCACTTATGGCAAGGCATTCCACGCTAAGCCGAACCTGCAGGCCACCGAGTTGGATGCGGTGAGCGGGGATCGGGTCGAAATTCGGCAAACCACAGACCCATTGTTAGGTTTTGACGTTCAGATTTTCAACAACGTGACGCCCGTCGAACGGGTAATCAACTGGTTGGCACAAGGGTACTGACATGACGCAAGAAGCAATCGTAATTTCAACAACGCCGCCCCTGCCTGGCCTCAAGCTAGTACAGGATTTGAACGACGCTCTGGAAACTATTGCTACCGACTTTGCCGGTAGCGTCGATCCGGCGGCTTTTGCCGGACCGTACATGACTTGGGCCGACAGCGCCAACATGCAAATCAAGCGGAGAAATGCCGCGAATTCGGCATGGGTCGTGGAGGGCGCGTTGCTAAGCCATGGTAGCTCGACCCTGACGTTCAAGGCCGCTCCGTCCGCCGCGTCGGATGATGTGGTCGTTCAGTCTCAAACGTTCGGTGTCGGACAGACGCTGCAGGATGTCACTGCAAGCCGTGCCATCGGAACCACGTATACCAACTCAACAGGCAAGCCGATTGTCGTTTATGTCTCCACGACTGGGACAACCACTAGCAGTGGGATCGTGGGCCGAATAAACGGATTCGATGCGGCATACAGCACACGGGATGGTTCATCCGGCTCGCTGGTTCTCAATATGGTTGTGCCAGCAGGATCCACGTACGTGGTGCAGAACATCGGCAACATCACGGGAACGATTTGGAGGGAGTTGCGCTAATGAAAACTTTTATTGACACGGCAACGGGAAGCCCTTGGCAGTTTGCGGAGAGCGACGATATTCGCTTAATTGATGGCATATATCGTTTCTTCGACGTAAACGGCAACCTCTTGATGAGTGTTCCCGAGACTCTTGTACCCGGAGAGGCCCCACAACCGGTAGATCCTAGCCCTGTGCCCGTCACGGTCTTTTCCTCGCTGGACTACCTGCAAAAGTTCTCCACTGAAGAGTACGCCGCGGCTCGTCATCATGATAACGTGGCCGTGCAGTTCGGGTTGGACATGCTGATCGCCGCCCAGTACGTAGACCTGGAAGACCCACGTGTCGCGCTGACGCTAAATTTACTTGTTGATGAGGGCGTTGTAACATCGGCGCGCCGAGACGAATTGCTCGCGCCCACGGTAGGTTAGCCCTGAGGCTTTAGGGTGGACTAGCCTGTTTATCCGCTCGGAAGCCCTGAATGAACGTGTCTGGAACGAGGAAGATTGACGGTCTGACGTCGCTGCGATTTTTCGCTGCGGCGTTGGTGGTGTTCGGACACGGGATGAAGACGTTTGGTATTTCTATCCATGTCTTCGACCTGCGAAATGCGGTCTCGTTCTTCTTCGTTCTTTCTGGATTCGTCCTGGTCCACTCCTACGGGAGCATAAACGCCAGGAAAGACTTCTGGACCTTTCTTTCAGCGCGCATCTCACGTCTGTGGCCCGCCTATGCGTTCACGGGCTTCATAGCAATTCTCGCTCTGGCTCCGATCAATACGGCCTACGACTTTCTTAGGGCGGTCGTTAACCTATTGATGCTTCAGTCGTTGGTCCCGTCGAGTTGGTTCTATTTCTCTTTTAATGGGGTTGCTTGGAGCGTTTCGGCGGAGATGATTTTTTATCTCGCGTTCCCTTTCGCTCTTCTGCTCTTGCGACGGAGTTTTTGGTATCTGCTTGGAGTTGCCGCTCTAGTGGTCGTTGCGAACGTCTCTGTTGCCGCGATGGCCGATATGAGCGTGAGTGAGGGAGTCCCGGTCTCAGCGTGGGGACTTCTCTACATATCGCCACTCTGCCGGGTGGCTGAATTTTTTATTGGCATGGCGGCCTACCCACTAGCAACTGGCTGTGTGGGCGCCTTGAAGAAACTAGACACGCGACGAGCAACGATGCTGGAAGCGGCTGTGTTGGCAGCTATGGTGGTCGGCATGGTGTTTACCACCTGGCTGGCAAGGTCGGTTCTCTGGACCTCTCACCCTCATCTGGCGCTGTGGGTATTGGTTACGGGTCCAACGTTTATTTTCGCAGCGAGCTTAGTTGTTTTTTTTGCAGAGCGCGGCTTAGTTTCGAGGGTTCTCGGATTCCGCCCGCTTGTCTATCTTGGCGAGATCAGCTTTTCACTGTACCTGCTGCACCAGCTTGTGCTTCGGATCATGCTCGCCTATTTCGGCCCGTGGTTAAAGACCAACCTGATGACTGCATATGCCGTCTATTGGGTGCTCTCAATAGCCGGCGCAGCCTTGATATTTGAACTGATCGAGCGCCCATTCCGTTCGCCGCTACGGAGGTTCTTGAACCGACGCGTTTTCGGGGGGCTCAGCGCGAGAGCCGCGTAGAGAATACTTTTCGACCAATGCGAGCCGCCTCCGGGCGGCTTTTTCGTGCCCGCTTCGGCGGGTTTTTTTACGCCTGCGAGGAGGCAACTATGGCAAGGGTGAGGGAGAAAGAGGCAGGCGGGCGCAACGTGCTGGCGTTCCTGGACATGCTGGCGGTGTCTGAAGGGACCGACGACGGCCGGCAGCCGACGAAAGACGACGGCTACGACGTGCTGGTGGGCGGCAAGCTGTTCACTGGATATGACGATCACCCCAACGTGCTGGTGAAGCTGAACGCCTCGCTATCGTCGACCGCAGCCGGGCGCTACCAGATCCTGTACCGCTACTGGACGCACTACAAGGCGCTGCTGAAGCTTCCAGACTTCGGGCCGCTGTCCCAGGACCGCTACGCCATTCAGCAGCTCAAGGAGCGGCGCGCGATCGCTGACATCCAGGCTGGTCGGTTCGATGAAGCGGTGGCGAAGGTGCGCAACATCTGGGCGTCGCTGCCGGGCGCGGGATACGGCCAGCACGAGCAGAAGATCGAGCGGCTGCGCGACGCCTACGTCCGCACCGGCGGCACGCTCGCGGGGGAATGATGCAGCTACCCGAAGATCTGGCGGGAGGCGGGATCGGTGGCTGGATCGGTGCGATCGCCGCGACCATAGTAGGTGGTGGTCTCATGTTGCGACGTTGGCTGTCCAAGGACTCGGTGGAGCGTGCTGGAGATGAGGCGCGCGTTGAGGTGATCGATATGCTCACCACGCAGCTCGCAGCAGCCAACGCCCGCGCTGACATGTTCGCCAAGGAGCGCAATGATGCATACCGAGAGGTGGCGGACCTTCGCGAGAAGGTGGCTCGGCTGGAAACCCGCATGGAGCATATGCAGGCCCGATTGGAGAGGATCAATGCCAACCCGAATTCGTGAGGCGATCGACCGCCTTTACCGTAAACACCCTCGGGCGGTCAGCTTGGTCGAGGGATGGGTGTTGTTATTTCTGGTGGTGGGCGGAAGCTTTGCGATCGGCCAGTTGGCTGGCCTATCGCGCGCGGAGGTCCAAGTGGCCAGCGTATCCTCTGCACACCAAGCAGAGCAGCAGCGGCTCATGGATATCAACAGGCAGCTCATGCTGGTCATTGAGGACCGGTTGCCGGCGATCACGACAACCACCGAGCAGGCCGCCGAGAAGGTGGAACGGGCGGCAGACGCGGCCCACGGTGCCATCAAGGCGGCCAAAGGCGCCGCATCGAAGGCCGGCACCGCGGCGACAAAGGCTACGGCAGCCGCCAAGTCTGCCAGCACAGCCGTGCGCAAAGTAGAAGAAGTGTTGTCGCCGCCGGCGCCGCAGCCGCCCGCGCCAGTCCCAGACTGGCTGAACACGCCATGATCGCCGCCATCAAGATGCTGGCTGGCTGGAAGGGCTACGCCGCGGCAGGCGCCTTTGTCGCGCTGCTGATTGCGGGTGGCGTGATCGCCTGGAACGTGCACGGCGCAAACCAGTACCGCGCCGGCGGCGACGCCAGACAGGCGGAAATCGAGAAGCGCCAGGCGGCTATCGAGCGCGCATGGCAGGAGGAAAGGGATCGTGCTGATGCCAAACACCGCGGCGCCGTCCTGGCGCGAGAAGCTGCTGAAAAGACTGTTGCCGCTCAGCGTGGCCGCATTGACGGGTTGCTGCGCCAGCTTGCCCAGCGGCGCGCCGAGGCTGCCAGCGCCAGCGGCGGACCTGATGCGGCCGGCCCCGACTGGATCGGAACTATTGGATCTTGTGTCGGAAGATATGAGCAACTGGGAAAAGATGCTGCTCGATGGGCTGACCAAGTAAACGGGTTGCAGGGGTACATCCGTTCGCTGACTCAGCCTAACCGCTAGTTCTAGGATTAGCGGGTAACATAGTTGGCACCAATCTAACGGGCGCGATTAAAGGTTCATTGTTAGCCTCGGCATCCGTTGGACCCTTTCGTATATGGCGCGATAAAAATCGTTTTTTCTTCCCCACCAGTCGTTAATAGTGAATCGTTCGTCCTCAAAAGAGAGGAAATAACCGATTGGGACTTTTTGGTCCGCGTTCTGCATAGCGAGAACTGCGATCGCGAGCAATGCAAAGATCACGCGGTCTGGCAGAGCCACTTTCTCGTCCATCCAGCGTAGTATGGTTTGGCTAGGCGTTCCGCGAGCCACTGGTAGAAGGGCCCAGCCATGGGGCAGTTCGTCTCCATGACCGTGTGTGCATCGATGCACGCGATAGATAATCTCAGCAATGTCGATCGCGATGGGCGGCTTGTTGGAGTCTAGGCGGACGGTCCACCTACTAGTTTCGAGCGCGATGCCCGGCGTTCCCAATGGTTCTAGAATGTCGTAGTTGTCGCGCAAAAGTCTTTTAAAGCGCTCTCCCACCCCCGTTCCCTTATAAGCCTTTGCTGCTGTTCCATCTATTGCATTGCAGGCATGGAGCATCGCGAATTCGGAATCGCCTGCTTCCCAATCGAATATTGATTTTCGGACTGACTCGCCCACACTAGCCATAAGTTATCTCTCCGTTGATTTGGGGATGATTAGCCTAATGATTGAATGGTCCCGAGGTCACTCAGCGATCGCTGCCTGCCTAAGCGCTCCTTCGTACACCGAGCTACAGCATATCCGCCCGGTCCGCTCTTTTTGCCTGCCAGAACCAGTGACTGAACTTGCCGCGCTTGGCCTTCTGCTTGCGGAAGGTCAGCCGTACGCGGCCGGTGTGTCCTGCATCGATTTCGACGAAGTGATCGCGGTCCTCTGCCGTGACGGCCGGAGGCAGCGTCTTGATGGCCTCGGCCACGTATGAGCCGCCGACTTGTTCCAGAATCCCGTTGTTGTTCATGATAATTGCCTGTGTAAAAACACAGTGTATTCCGGCTTCGGCCGGATCATCCCAGCGGCGTGGCCACTAGTTTTTCCGACGGGAAAGGCACCAGGAAGGTGTGGCTCTGGTCCGCGGACGCGGTCAGCCAGTCGCCGTAGGCGCCCTCCGGCAGGACGACCACCATCCGCTTCTCCTTGTTCGGCTGGTGGTAGTCGCGGAACAGCGGATCCTGATCGGCATTGATGGTGAGCATTGTGTAGCTCTCCTGCCATGCTCCGGCCGCGTCGCGGTAGCGGTCCCATAGGCCGGCGATGCCCAGCGGCGCGCCGTCGGCTCGGGTGAAGCGGGTAGCCACCGCCTTGCCAGAGCGCCAGTCGGGTTCAAAGATGGCGTCTGCCGGGATGATGCAGTGCTGCGCCCGGCGCCAGGCGTTGCGGAAGGTGAAGGCGCTGGCGACGCGGTCGTCGCGCGCGTTGAAGGTGGACAGCTTCTCAGCGCCGGATAGCGCGTCCGGCCGGGTCGATCCAGAGATCAGGCCCCAGCGGCCCGTTACGGCTTCCACGCCCGGCACCGCCTCGTCGCCGGCGTCGTGCTCTGGCGGCCGGCGGACGAAGATGCCCTGGTACCGCGGCCACATGTCGTACTTGCCGAGCACGCCCGGCCTGGTCACGCCGAACTTCTTCAGCAGCAGCTCGGCGTCTTTCAGCGTCTGGTAGTGGCTGCACATCTCCGCCCCTATAAGTGTTGACTATTTGATAACGGCGGCCGCAATCGCCCCAATGATGACTGCGGCCACGGCTGTCCAGAACGCAGCGTTCGATTGCGCCTTGATCCTACGTTCTTCCCTACGGTACTGTTCCAGCGTCACTAGCGCCTTCGGGAGAATTTCGTAATTTCCGAGGTCATTCGGGAGCTCTCTGATTTCACCTGTGTGTACTAAAGAGTCTAGGACGAACTGGTGAAATTTAAACGCGTTCGGGAGATCTGGGTGGCCGTGTTGGCGTCCTTTGATCGGAAGGATGTGACGCAGGGTCAGATTTTTCTCCCCTCGAGATGCGCGCTCGCAAGCGACTTCCAGCGCGTGAATCCGTTCCAGCGTTGGCAAGCTAGCCCGGTTTGCCAGTCTTTGTAGGACGTTATCAAGCGTTGCCCGGAAGCGAAGTTGCCCTACAAACGCGAACCACGCGTAGCGATACAGCGAATTGAACTCCCATTCCAATTGCTCGAAATACACGACCACCCGGACGTTCGCTCGCCGCATATCCCTGAGCTTGGCCGAGCCCGGCACCGGATTTCCAGGACTTTCGAGGTCGCGGAGTTGGACTTGCTCACCGTCGATTTTGTCGATCAGCCAGTATCTCTCTACGGAGACGCCCAAAATATACGTGGTGGCGCAATTGCGGCCAACCAGCCGAGACTTCGGCGCCAGTGGAATCGTGTCGGGCGACGGGCGCGCCAGTGCCTTCTTCAAGGCATACTTCATCAGCCAAATTGGATACGCACGGCGGAGGGTTTCGTCTACCTTCATGGATTCTCTTAATGAATGCGGATGGAGACATCAAACAGATATCAGGACGTGGAGCGCAATGTGGCCACAGCATTGCGGGCTGCGGCGGGGGCCTCAACCTCTGCGCCTCGGCAAGCCACCAGGTGATCGGCCCAAACGCACAGCGCCTCGCGCCGCTCCTTCCAATAGCTGTACTGGTCGTAGATGCCCTCGACGCCCTTGAGCTTGTGGTTCAGGCACATTTCCGAAATGTCCCGATCCAAGCCCAGGGCGCGCATGTGGGATTTTGCGCTTGAGCGCAGGTCGTGGGGGGTGAAGCGTCTGACGTCGGGCTTGTAATTCTCGATCCAGTAGTCGATAGCGCCCCATACACCGTCTTTCCCTATCGGCGCATCCCCGCCGTGCTTCTTGAGTCTGGCGACGGACCGGGCCGGCACGATGTATTTCGAGTCCAGCGCTAGGCTGTCCAGCTCGCGGAACCACTGGGCCACGGGCGGGGCCAGGGGGATGTCCATGGCAGCCCCCGTCTTGGACTCCGGGATATGCCACACGCCAGCCCCCAGACGCTTGACCGTGTGTTGGTCGATGCGCACGTGCTCGCGCAGTGCGGTGCTGAACTCGGAAACTCGCACGCACGTTGCCGCGATGATCCAGACGCTGAGCTGGTTTTGGCGATTCATGCCCGCTGCGCGCATCACGACGGCGAGTTCCTCGTCGGTCAACATCAGACGCACCTTCGCCTTGGGTCTTTTGCCGATCAGTGCTTCCAGGCTGATCCCCAAGGCAGGATGGATCTGGACGATTCGTTGCCCGACGGCGTGTTTGAACACTTCGCGGATTACGATGTACAGGGCCTCGGTTTCGCGCCAGCCCGCGGCCTTGAAGGTGGCCTTGCGTTTTTTGATTAGGTCGATCACATCGCCAGCGTGAATTTCCTCAACGGGCCGCGTGCGCCATTCCTTGGTAATCCATCCAAGCTGACGCCTGTACAGCTTTTGGCTGTTGACTCCGAGTTGGCCGAGCACCTTCTTCTCGTAATCGCTCACCAGCCATTCGACGTTCTTGGCGGATCGCGCTTTTTGCTTGGCTTCCCGTTTCTCCGCAGCTGGATCCTTGCCGGCGTCGATCAGGGCGCGCAGGCGGCTCGCCTCCTTGCGGGCCTCGGCCAGGGTGATGTCGGGATAGTTGCCAATGGTGGCTTCGGCGCGCCGGCCCGGCATTCGGTAGCGAAGCACCCAGGCGGGGGTGCCTGCCTTGGAAAGGGTGAACGTCAGACCGCCGCCGTCGGACTTGGCCAGCGGCGCGCCAGCGCGGATCCAGCCCCTGATCTGAATGTCCGTCAGACCGCCCTGCAATATACGCTTCGTCGCCATGGTTCCCTCTGGTTGGGTAGCTGGAAGGTCTGGCTACCCACCTAGCTACCCAATTTTTGTGAGCTGGGAGGATAACTCCGGAGAAGCCAAGAAAGAAAGCCGCGAGCAATTACGCGGCTTTCCGGGGTGTTGTGATATGTCGTGAGAAGTCCAGAACATCAGACCAGAATTATGTCGTACTTTTCCTGCGAATACGTGCTCTCGACTTCCAGCGACACCCGCTTGCCCACGAAGTCGCCCAGCATCGCCAGGTGCTGGCTTTCCTCTTCCAGGAACAGGTCCACCACGTCCTGCGACGCCAGGATGCGGAATTCCTTGGGATTGAACTGGCGCGCCTCGCGCAGGATCTCGCGCAGGATCTCGTAGCAGACCGTGCGCGGCGTGCGCACGTTGCCGCGCGACTCGCACATGGGGCAGGGCTCGCACAGCTGGTGCGCCAGCGAATCACGGGTGCGCTTGCGCGTCATCTCCACCAGGCCCAGCTGCGTAAAGCCATTGACCGTCATGCGGGTACGGTCGCGCGCCAGCGCCTTCTTCAATTCGGCCAGCACGGTCTCGCGGTGCTCCTGTTCCTCCATGTCGATGAAGTCCAGGATCACGATGCCGCCCAGGTTCCGCAGCCGCAATTGACGGGCAATGGCCTGCGCGGCTTCCAGATTGGTCTTGAAGATGGTGTCGTCGAAGTTGCGGCCGCCGACGAAGCCGCCGGTATTGACGTCTACCGTGGTCAACGCCTCGGTCTGGTCGATGATCAGGTAGCCGCCCGACTTCAGGTCGACGCGGCGCGACAGGGCCCGCGCAATCTCCTCGTCGACATTGGCCGTATCGAACAGGGGGCGCTCTCCGCTGTAATGCTGGATGCGATCGACCACGGAAGGCGTATAGACGCGGGCCCACTCCAGCATCGCCGCGGTGGTGGTGCGCGAGTCGACCAGGATGGCGCCCGTCGATGGCCCCACCATGTCGCGCAGCACTCTCTGCGCCAGTGTCAGGTCCTGGTGCAGCAGCGCCGGCGCCGGTTGGGTGCGGGCCGCGGCCTGCACACTGGTCCAGAGCTTGCGCAGGTATTCCAGGTCGGCCGCCAGTTCCTCGTCATTGGCGCCTTCGGCCTGGGTGCGCACGATGAAGCCGCCTTTTTCCTCGCTCGGCATCAACGCCTGCAGCCGCTCGCGCAGCTGGATGCGCTCGGACTCCGAGTCGATCTTCTGCGAAATACCGATGTGGGGATCGTGCGGCAGGTACACCAGCATGCGGCCAGCCATGCTGATCTGCGTCGACAGGCGGGCGCCCTTGGTGCCCAGGGGATCCTTGACCACCTGGACCATGATGGTCTGCCCCTCGAACAGCAGTTTTTCGATGGGCGTCGGCGTCAGGCCCTGGCTGCGCTCGCCCCGGTTCTCGCGCAGATCCGCGATGTGGATGAAGGCGGCCCGCTCCAGGCCGATGTCGATGAAGGCGCTCTGCATGCCCGGCAGCACCCGGACCACGCGTCCCAGGTAGATATTGCCGACGTGCCCGCGCTGGATGCTGCGTTCCACGTGCAGCTCCTGCACCGACCCTTGCTCGACCAGCGCGACGCGGGTCTCGAAAGGCGTGACGTTGATCAGGATATCTTCGCTCAACGCGATGGTGGGGGGCAT